CTGTAAGCAAGTGATGGAAGGGGAAATCTTTATATGCTTTACATTCTACATTTAAATAGGGCATACTAGGCCCTGGAATAATATCGCCTTTAAAGGTTCTTATTACTCCCTCATGTAGATATTGCTTACGTACTTTGTTTAATCCGCCGATGTAAGCTCCACTATGAGGAACTCGAATAAATGTTTCACCATATAATTCTGTTAGATGTTTTGCTACATCTCGTTCCCACGTGGCGCCTTTTATTTTTTGCTTACTAGGCATTACATAGAGTTTTTCTTATCTTGAATTTCTGCTCTACGTGCTTTAGATAGTTTGCCTATTTCACCTAGTGCTTTACGAGCACGGGCGGCGGCCGCTTTAACACCTTTATCTTCGAATTTTGCTGATTCGTTCAAATAACTGTCTACTTGGTCTAAAATTTGTTCATGTATTGTCGACATCTCTATACTCCTTTGGTATTTGTATTTACATTATTTCAATGTCATCACTGTAATTTGTGAATCCATTCTCTTTCGTAACTGTCAAAACGCTATGAACACGCCCTGCCAGCTCATCTTTGTGGGATATTAGGAATACACTTTTTTGTCTATCTCTAGAAACTTTCTTAAGTATGCTTATTGCACCTTCTAATCCTAATGTATCCATCCCACTATCTACTAATTCATCAATAATTAATAAGTTTATATTATTGTATAAATGTTCCCACACATCTCTAAATGCCCAACTTAAACTTAATATAAGTCTGTTGCGTTCGCCCCTGCTTAAATTATCAAAGTCTAAGTCGCGACCATACTCCATTATTTCCACACTTAAATCATTTTGAAACTCTACAGTATGTGGTAATCCTATTCTATCTAAATAATAACTTAACCGTTTATTTAAGAATGCCAAGTTTTGGTCTATAATACGTTTACGTATAAATGAATCTTTATTAACAAGTAAACGCAATAAAAACTCTTGGTGCTCTTGTAATCGTACTATATTATTTAATTTATCATAATTTACTTCTTGTAATACTGAATCTTGTAAATCTTCAATTTGGCTATTAAACGGATCAGTTGACTTTATTTTATCTGCTAATTCCTTTTTTAAATACTCTAAACTTGAATCATGTTTATAAGCATCTGCTATAGTTTCATAAAAAGTTTCTATTCCAAGATCTGTATTGTCTATTTCGTCTATCTTTTTAGTTATAGATTTTAATTTTTTCTTTTCTTTTTTTATTGTGCTTTTATGTTCATTTATTTCAGTGTTAATATCTAAAAGCATTTCTTGATGTAATTCATCATGCAATGGTTGTCCACAAGCATGACATTTTTTCTCTTCTGCTGACGCCAAATTAGTATTGTAATTTTTAAGTTCTCTTTCATACTTTGTTAATGAACTCTCTGATGTTTTACGTTCACGCTCATAACTACGTAATTTGGATTCTATTTTTTCAACATTTGCTTTTTTAGTATGTAAGGCTAATTCATCCTCTATATTCACTGCTACTAATTTATCAATAGCATTGTTTAATTTATCTATTTCTATATTTTTAGAGTCTTCCCATACTTTTTGTTTTAATCTTAAACTGTTTATTGTTGTCTCTATACTTTCATTTGCTTTTATTATGCCTTTTATTGCGTATTCTTCTTCAGTTATTTTATCTTTGGTTACTTTAACTACTTCTCTTAAACTTTCTGCCTTCTCACTCAGCAAAGTTATACCCAATAGTTCTTCAATTACTTCACGTTGGTCCGAAACACGCATCGCTAAAAATGGTTCAGTGTATGTATTAAGTGCTACTATATGTTTGAATATAGTATGCCCTAACCCTAAATCTCGCTCTATTTCTTCTTGAGTTTGTCTATTTTCGCCTTGTGCTGAACTCTCATCATCTTGCTTAAAGTATTTTAATGTAGCAGGCCGTCTACCACGCTCTATACGATAATCAAGGCCATCTTTCTCATACTCAACAGTAACTAACATGTTTTTACCATTAGTCTTGTTTATGAGGTTATCTTTTTTAATATTAGTTAATGCTTGCCCATATAGCACATAACTCAACGCATTGACAATAGTAGTCTTACCAGTGCCATTACGAGCACCAGCATCATCACCACCCAAGTCCAAATTTTCACCCAATACTAATGTGAGATCTTGTCTGTTTAGATTTACTGCTTGGGTTTGATTACCCACACTCATGAAATTTTTAACTGTTAAAGATTTTAACGTGAGCACTAAATGCTCCTATATATGTCTAGTAGCATTTGTGGATCATAATGTTCACTCTCAATATTAGAAAGTTGGTCTATAACTATAGAGTCAATGCTGTCAAAATTTAACTCTATATCTTCATTTAATATATCTAAATCTAGTTTCTCTTTGTTGGGTAATAAACTTAACTCACGCATTTTAAATTGTTCAGCAAATGTTTCCTTGATATAGTTTGCCTCCTCGTAAGTAATGTCAATATCCATAACAACTCGAGCATACGTTTTTTCGGTTAAATGATATCCTGGATCTTCTAATAACTGCGATAATTTTAATGTTTTATACGATGGTGCGTCAGGCCACGCAACAAATTCTGGCTCTCCATCCCAGTCCAGCATCATCATGCCACGATCATCATCCCAAGCATCACTATAATTGTGTGGGAAACAATTGCCTACATATACAACATTATTACGTTGTTGCCTCTTATGGAAATGACCGCTAAAAACATAATCTGCTTTATGCATATCCTCAGCATGTAATTCATTAGTTTCGGGCATTTGTATCATTGCATTCATATAGAAATGTGGTAATTCAAAATGTCCAAAGATATATTTTGCTTTTACTTTTTTTAGTTTTTTGTAATCATCACCCACAAGCCAAGGCACAATAGCACAATTCCCCGCACTAAACGGTTCATTTACTATTGTTACACCAGTGAATCTACTAGCAAATTCTACGCTATTGAGATCACGCCTATCTCGATAATATAAGTCGTGATTGCCCGTGATAAAATAAAAATTATCAAACGAAGTGCCTAGTTTTTCCAAACTACGCAGACTATAGTTTAATGTACTAACATTAATACTGGCCCTATGATGGTGCCAGTCTCCCAAAAATATGGCAGTTTCGCAATTGTTTTCTTGTGCGGTTGCTATGAACCAATCTACAAAATCTTCGCAATCTTTATTATGTGTTAAAGAGTTGCTTTTATTACCAAAATGAATGTCTGTACATACTGCTATTTTATTGAATAAATTATCCGTACTCATCTATATTATTATAACGCACTTAAAGTAAATTGTCAAGTAGTAACTGGTTTACTTGGTACTGGTACTGTGCGAGCAGCTGAATTTTGATTTTGTCTTGTATAACTTGGTGCAATATTATTCATTTCTAAAATATCATCACGAATGTTTTGATTTTTCTTTTCTGTGTTTAGTATTTTAGTAAAAGAATTAGTAATTATTGCTGTGTAATAAGCAAATGGATTTTGGCTTTTGCTTTCGTCAAACAATAATCCTACTTGTACAAGTTGTAATATTGCTTGTCCACGCATTTCATCATTATAGGTATATCCCCGCCAATTAGAACGTGTTCCGTATCTATCACATAGTTTAATAAACATTCGTGCTAATGTATCGGTCATATCTCCGTGTTCTTTACAATATTCACCAATTTCCAAATCACCGTTCCAATGACTCTTACCAACACAATCTAATTCACTTTCTTTACTATTACCATCAAAACGAAAGTGTTGAAAAGGCGGGAAAGGTAATTTCTCATAATGATCTGCAACAGATTTGGGTGTTTTGACTCTGCCGTGTTGTAGTGGTATATGCTCAAATGACATTATCCTAAACACTAAATCTTTTTTTAATACTTTTTTCCAATTAAATTGATAATCTATTAGTCTAGGTTTTTTCTTTTTATTTGTATTTTCAGCAACTGCAACAGCATGATTTACCTTTGCTATTTTTGCAGCTTTATTTCGCTTTGCCTGTGCAACAGAACGTATGTTTATTTTTTCAATATTAGGAAGGATTATATCGTAATCCTTGTCAGTTGATGTTAAATAACTACTATAACTGTTTTTTGATTTATGTATTTCTTCTAGTATATCTTTGTTTCGTAAGTATATCATTAAGTATCCGCTCCATCATATTTATACTATATTATAATACACATACATTAAAAAGTCAAATAAATAATGTTATAAATTAGGAAAAAACTATGGAACCAGAAGGTCGAGACGATGCATTAGATGGAGGTGAAGATCTTCCCAGTAAGAGTGCAACCAGACGTGGTGTAATTCCATTTGGCGCGCAATTATTTGGAAGTATAGGACGACCTTCGGTAAATGTTACTAGCGGCGGAGCGTCGGGTAGATTTGATTGGAGAGCAAAACTCACACTTGGGTCTGGTGCAAGAGGTTTATTAGCTTCAGGGCCTATGGGATTATTAAAAGGTGTAGGTGGTATTATTTTTCCTTACACGCCTGCAATTTTTATCCAACACACCGCATCATATGGTGGTGGTGGATTAACACACACCAATTATGACCATCCAGCATTTGATCAACATAACGTTGGTGAAATACAATGTACTGGAACATTTACTGCTAACAGCACAAAAGAAGCTGATTATATGCGAGCGTCTATGCATTTTCTAAGAACAGTAAGTAAGATGTATTTTGGACAAGACAGCAGTCCGGTTGCTGGTACTCCGCCCCCAGTGCTGAGGTTAAATGCATATGGGGAATATGTTATGAAAAATGTTCCTGTGGTTTTAGTAGCGTTTACGATGGAATTTCAATCAACCGTTGATTATATTCCAACATCTGATGGTAAATCTATGATGCCAGCTAATGCTATAATAACAACTACCTTGAAACCAGCATACTCAAGAGCCTCGACATCAAGAGATTTTGGATTGAATAGGTTTGCAAAAGGTGACTTAATGAAGAAAGGATTTATTTAATGGCTAATTATAGTGCAACAAGTCCATATTCTAATACACAAAAATCAAATGGAAAGTTAGGACTTTTATCAAAGAGATCTTTTCCACATGAAACAGATGATTTAATATACGAAATAGATCCTACATATAATAATAGACCAGATTTATTAGCATATGACATATACGGTCAATCAGGTTGGTGGTGGGTATTTTCTGTACGCAATCCAGATATATTAGTTGATCCTGTATTTGACTTTGTAACTGGTGTTAGCATTTATCTTCCACAAAAAAGAACATTAGAAAATACCTTGGAAATTTAGGTTAATATGGGGGCAAAACAATGGGTTTGATAAGGCCGACCGAGGAAAAGAAAACAACGGCGGATAGTAGTAGTGGCAGTGGCACTACAGCACCTGCTTGGAAAAACCCAAACAAACAAAACAACGCAGCTCCTGCTAACGACCCTATTACAGGCACTACTTCTGTAAACAAAAATAAACTAGGGCCACAAACTGCTGATAATATTCTTCACAATTATACAAATTATACCTATAAAATATCTGTATTAAGTTTTAAAAGTATGAGAGATTATAATAACATGGTGGAGAATGGCACCTGGGAAAAAATGCCTGGTATTATTAGTACTGGCTGTTATACATTATTTTCAAGTGGTGGTATATCAGATACATTTACATCAGGGTTTGCTCAAAGACATCCAGATTTTAATGTAGATTTTAGTATTACATCATTGACTACTGAAGCAATGATGGGAATGAGCAGTAATACAAGAGCAACTAATTTGTTTACTCTTGCTATGGAAGTTCATGAACCAATTGGTGCTACTTTACTTGAACGATTTGAATCAGTATTAACTGAAGATGGACCAAATTGGACAGAGAAACCATTACTTATTAAAATAGATTTTCTTGGATATGATGAAGAAAGTAATCCTGTGCATATAAAACCAGCAACAAGATATGTTCCTGTTAGATTAGTTTCAATGGCTTTTGATGTAAAAGGTGAAGGTTGTGATTACAGTATAGAATTTTTAGCTATGTGTGTAATTAAAGAAAATCCTATTACAAACACTATAAGTTTAACAACATTATCAGGTAGTTCAATAATGCATTTTGCTAAACAAATTGAAGAAAGATTTGCTAAGGAACAAAAGGCACGAAGTGAAGATGTGGCCGACCACAGTGGCGGTGGGCCTATTGTCGGGATGGAGAAAAAAGTTATAACTCCTAAAGTGCAGGAATTTCCTGATACAATTGAATTTGCTATTGACCCTGTGATTGCTAAGGCGTTTGTTACTCCGCGAGTAGCAGAGCAAACAATGTTACGAAATAAGCCTATGGATCTAACAGCCGCCAATACTGCAGGAAAAGGTATTGATGGCATTGTCGCGGCCAGAAAAGCATCCCCCGCGGGGCAATATAAGCATAATGAATCTGTTAGGTATCAAGCTGGCATACGTGGTAATTATCTTGTTACTGTTGCAGATAAAGGACAAACATATTTGTCTTTGATAGAAAAACTTATCCGAGAAAGTACATACATCACTGATCAGTTAACTGATCCTACAGCCGACGTATCAGGTACTTCTGGTGGAGTTGCAGAAAGAACAATACTAAAAAATCCAGAAAAAGGATTAATGTGGTGGAAAATAACATATGTTAAAAAACTAGGTGGACCTACTGGTAAAGATTATGATAATATAAGAAATATGTACCCATCTCATACTATTATCCAAATTGATCCATATCTAGTAACGGATCCTGTTGCTACTGATGGAGACGCAAAACCTGGAGATGGTAATGCACGACCAGCAATTCGTAATTATCAATACATTTATACAGGACAAAATATTGATATTTTAAACTTAGGTATACAATTTAAAAATGCGTTTTTTATGGCAATAACTGGTCAGGGAACTGGCAATAGTGGTGCAAGCAAAGACTCAATAAAAGCAAAAACTAGCAGCTCTGCAGGCGGCCTTAAGGCTAAAGATGATATGACTGGTGGTGGCGCACAAGGAGAGGGTAATGCTAAATTTTCAACCACTAACCACGCAACTGGAGAACAAGAACAAGCCGGTACTCTGATGGAGAACTTATATAGACAATTAGGTTCTGATATGATGTCTTGTTCATTAGACATAGTGGGTGATCCTTGTTACTTACAGCAAGATGGTATTCTTGCAATGAAAACTCCTAATAAATCCTCATTAAAAGTACCTAAATCAGAAGCAGTAGATCCTAGCAATGGTGCTATGTTATCTGACTTAGAAGATGCTCACGTTTATCTCATTTATAGAACCCCTGAAGATATAGATGACGCAAAAGGAATAGTAGACTTTAGTGCAGGTGATAAGCGTTTTAAAAATAGTACATTGTCAGGCTATTACAGAATATGGACAGTAAGTAATAGTTTCACCGGCGGGGAATTTACACAACAACTGGAAATGACTCGTATATATGATCAATTCCGTGAAGCAAAACCAGGTGGTGAAAAAGATAGAACTAAAAAGATGTCTCCTGCTGAATTAGAAGCTGCATCTCAAATAGATTCTTTTAGTTCTGACACAGTAACCGCAACCAGCACTCCTGCAACAAGTACGGCTTCAGGCGTTCCAGGTAGTGAAACTAGTGGTACAGCTAGTACTGAAGTAGATTCATTTGATACTGTTGCAGACCAAGAAGCCACTGTACGAAACATGGGTAATGAAACTGAATTTGCTGGAGAGTTCGATGGAACAACTGGAAGTAGTTCAGCAGTTAATACAGATACTATTACGAACAATACGGACTCACAAAGTGTAGTAGTGGCAACGCAAACTAATAAAGATATAAATGCGGCAAGATTTAGAGCTGCAGAAGCAAGGCGTGCTGGAATAGCAACTGTAACAACAACTTCTACAGATGCAACAACAATAGCAGGAAGAGTTGGACCTCATCAAGGTTTTAATGTTAATGTTAATCAACAAGGTGATCCTGTGTTAAGTGTAGAAAATGGAGTTGTAGCTAGTGGAACAAGCATTAGACAAACAATGAGTCGTAATGAATTAAAACAACAAGGAATAAATTCACGACGCACATTATCTGGCCAACAAATTTCAGCACATGTTGTAGATAGTGCTGGTAGTATATTATTATCCAATAAAACAGGCAACAAGGGTCTATACGGATCAGAAAGAATGTTTAATACTTCTAGTTATACAGCAACAGACTCTACAGGCGTACAAACAAATAATCAATTGATTAAACAATATAGACAGGAAATTATTTCTACTACTGATCCATTGATAACAAAAGCTGCTTTTATGAATGGCAATTCAGTAAGCGAATCAAATAGAACAATACATAGTAAATATGGAAACAAAACATATTCTTGGAAAGAAATGGGATATTTTCCAGAAATAGAGCGCGGTAAGGAATAATCAATGGCAGAACAGCACGTAGCAGGAAAACCTACTACTAAACAAAATCTATCAGTTAATCCAAATGCTGGTCCTTATGTTGGAATAATTAAACATGGTGCAGATGAAACTGGACAAGGTCGAGTTGCTGTTTTTATACCTGCATTAGTAGGACAACGTACATCTAGCGAAGAAAATCCAGACCGCAAAGCAGAATTATTTGAAAATTGTGTTATATGTCGTTTAGCATTACCATATTATGGTAGAACAAATGCAACAGGCAAAGATAAAACAAAATATGCTAACACAATGAAATCATATGGTATGTGGTTTCCAACCCCAGATATAGATACAGCAGTATTAGTAATGTTTGTAGAAGGTGATAGAGAACAAGGCCTTGTTATAGCTTACTTGCCAGATTCATTTATGCTACATATGATCCCAGGTATACCAGTTAGCCCAACATTTCATTCAACAACAAGAACAAAAGAAGCAAAACAATTCTCAGCAGCTGGTGATGGTAAAGTTCCTGCTAAAAATGCTTCACAAGTTCCAGTTGCAGAATTTAATAAAATAGGTCATGAAACACAATTAGATTATAAAAATGTTCCACGCCCTGTTCATCCATTTAATGATACATTATTAGCACAAGGATTAGAGTTAGACTACGCAAGAGGACTTACAACATCCGGTGCTCAACGAGAATCTCCTTCTAATGTGTTTGGTATTTTAACACCTGGCCCATTGGATTCATCCGGACCAAAAATAAAACAAGGTATAATCAATACTGATCCAAAAATGGAAGCATATGACTGGCCTGCTAGTCGTATGGCTGGCCATCAATTTGTTATGGATGATGGTGATAATACAGGCGATAACAGATTAATTAGACTACGCACAGGCACAGGACACCAATTATTATTAAATGATACAGATGGTATCATCTATATAGGCAATGCTACAGGTAGTGCCTGGGTTGAGATGACAAACGCAGGACAAATTGATATTTTTAGTAAGCAAGATGTTAGTGTGCATACTGAAGGCAATATGAATTTCCTTGCAGATAAAAATGTTCATATACAATCTGGTGAGGATTTAGTTATGCTTGCCGGCCACAATTTAAGAGTTGAAACAAATCCAAGTTCAGTAAGTGGCAAGGGACATGCCCATTTCTTTATTAATGGTAATATGAAACAAACTACTACTGGTACATATAATATTAAAACAACAGATTGGTTTAATGTTACTAGTAAAGAGGCAATTAGTATTACATCATTGGCATGTATATTTCTTAAGAGTGGTGGTGGGAAAGAACATCCAATTAAACTTAATACAGAAGCAGGTAATCAGGCTGAAGAAGCATCTCATATACCATTATATAATAATACATGGACTACCTTACAAGATGCTACAAAAACATATTATATAGATGGAAAATATAGATATATGACAGCAATGGAACGAGTCCCAATGCACGAACCAGATCTGCGTGTTCATCAAACAAGTTCAGCTCCTGCATATGGCTCAACGCCACACATTGTGGAAATTCCTGATATATCTACTTAATTTATATACTAGCATATTATTTAAATAACTAAATATTACTTGTAATGGCTACAACAATTAAGGGATTTTCAACACGAAATAAGAATTTTTCCAACGGATATACAATGAGTGGTTTTGAACTTGCAAAGCAAGATCTGTTAAATCATTTTAATATCCGTAAAGGTGAGAAATTATTTAATCCAGAATTTGGATCTATCATTTGGGATTCATTATATGAACCATTGACAGATGTTATTATTACCAGTATTGAGGAAAATATACAAGAAATTGTAGCATACGATCCGAGAATTGAAACAGATAGTGTACTAGTTGAGGAATATGAGAATGGTTTATTAGTTCAAATGGAACTAAACTACATACCAGAAGCAAAAGTAGAGCGTATACTATTTGATTTTAATCAAAACAATACACAAGCAACTGTGAGCACATTATAATGGCGTTAACAACAAGACAGAATACAATATACGAAGCAGAAGATTGGAAAGTATTATATCAATCTTTTATTAATGCAGATTTCGAAAGTTACGATTTCGAAACACTACGAAAGTCTATGATAGACTATTTACAAGTACATTACCCTGAAGACTTTAATGATTATATTGAAAGTTCAGAGTTTATAGCACTAATAGATCTTATTGCATATATGGGGCAAAATATTAGTTATAGGATAGATTTAAATGCTAGGGAAAACTTTCTTGCAACTGCTGAACGCAGAGAAAGTATTTTACGACTAGCTCGTTTAGTAAGTTATAATTCAAAACGAAATGTTAACGCAAGCGGATTACTAAAATTACAAAGTATGGTTACATCAGAGGATGTGTATGATTCTAATGGAACAAACTTAGCAAATACTACTATTACATGGAATGACATTAACAATATTGACTATGCAGAGCAAGTTAATTTAATATTAAATGCCGCCATGGTTACAACACAAAAAGTTGGTACTCCCAATTTATCTAGTATTATTAACAATGTTAAAACAGAACAATACCAAATTAATATACCCGCAGGTATATTACCAGTATATTCATTTACAGAGTCAATTGACAACATGTCTATGGATTTTGAGATTGTAAGTGCAACAATAAAAGACAAAACTTATGTTTATGAAGATGCCCCTAGCAATGTTTCATCTTTTGGTATGTTATATAGAAATGATGGGAAAGGCAATGGTAGTGCTAACACTGGATTTTTTGTATATTTTAAACAAGGTATATTACAAGCCGCAAATTTCGCAATTGATGATACCATACCTAATAGGCAAGTATTAATTAATTCTTCTAACGTTAATAATGATGATGTTTGGTTATATGAACTAGATTCAAATAATGATTTATATAGATTATGGACTAAAGTTCAAGCATCAACTGGTAACAATATTATATATAATAGTTTAAGTAAAGATGTAAGAACAATATACAGTGTTAACTCACGAGAGAATGATCAAATAGCATATATTTTTGGTGATGGTATTTTTACCGATATACCACGTGGTAATTTTAGAGGTTATTTTAGACAAAGTAATGGTTTAAATTATAGTATTAGCACAGATGACATGCAAAATGTCACTGTTATTGTACAATATGTTAATAAAAATAATATAACACATTCTTTAACTATGACATATAGTCTACAATCAGAAGTTACTAATGCCGCTAATAGAGAAACATTAGACGATATTAGAACTAAGGCTCCTCAAAGTTATTATACACAAAATCGTATGGTAAATGGTGAAGATTATAATATTTTCCCAATTACTACAACTAGTGATATTATTAAAGCAAAAGCAACAAACAGAACATCAAGTGGTATTTCTCGTTACTTAGATGTCGTAGATCCAACAGCAAAATATTCTTCAACTAATGTATTTGGCACAGACGGAATATTATTTAGAGAATATTTTTCCAACACATTTGATTTTGAATTTGCTAATGAAATGGATATATTGCGAGTAATACGTGATAAAATAGAACCAATATTACGTGATGTAAGTAGTAAACATTATTATTTTGACCAATATGATAGAATTACAGTTGGTACAACAACGTGGGAGCAATCGACTACAAGTACTAATTCAAGCACGGGGTATTTTAAAAATAGTTTAGGATCATCAGTTCCTATAGGAACAGCTTCGCCATCGTCAGATAACAGAAAATATTTGGCCGCATCGTCTTTGGTAAAATTTAATGCACCAGCTGGCAAGTATTTTAAATCAGATGGTAGTTTACACACAGGTAGTGTAGGTGCCCCAAATACATTTGCAGACATATGGGCAATGATTAAAAGTGTAACAGGTGATGGGCATAACAGCGGTGCAGGCAATTTAGCAAGTGGAGCAGGCCCAGTAACCATTAGTGAGTTAATTAGTGATGGTGCTGAAGTTACTGAAATTATTCCACAATTTGTAACAGACTTACCATCCAGTATGGAAACATCAATGTTAACTAAAATCTTTAAACATGAAGAATTTGGATTGCGTTTTGATGCTACAACAAGAACATGGGTAATTATATTAGCCGCAGACTTAGATACAACTTCTGTATTCTCGTTTGCTTATGCTGGTGATACAACTGGACTTAAAAAAGATTCTAGTTGGTTAATTAGATTAAAAAGTAATGGAACAATTTATACAACAACGTATAGAGGATTAAAATATAGTTTTGAAAGTGATATGGAAACACGCTTTTATTTTGACAGTTCCGTTAAAATTTATAATTCACGCACAGCAAAAACAATTACAGACCAAATTAATGTATTAAATATTAATACAAAACCTGATGCATTAACAGCAATGGACAGAGATCATATTTGGCAAATTTATGGGTTGGATACAGAATTTTCAGGCGCAACAAATTCACGCAGAGTACTAGTAACATTTTTGGATAGTGATGCTGATGGCATCCCAGACAATCCAGATCAATTTACACTAGTTGTCGCTCCAATAATTAGTCCAACAAGCAAATATGTATTTTTTGAAAAATTTACAATAGCAAGTGGAGAAGAACAATTTCAATTAACTACTAAAACAGTTAATGTAACATATGCTACAGCAATAGCATTGGCTGCGGCCTCTACAACATTGTTTACCGACAAGGAAGTAATTTACTTAACTACAGATAAAGCATTTAGAGTGTTTAATAAAACTGATAGCACGTTTTTAGTCAGTACAGATTATAAAATATATACTGGACGCAAAACACTTAAATTTAATTACAAGCATAATTCACCATCAGATAGGAGAATTAATCCAGGATTAAGTAATATTATTGATATGTATGTATTAACAAGAGCATATAGTAATGCTTATACAACATATATTCAAGATAATACAGGCACAGTTATTACACCTGAAGCGAATACTACTACTGAATTAAGTACACAATTTAGCAATTTGTTAGATTATAAAATGCTAAGTGATGAAATTATTTTTCATCCGGTCAAATATAAACCAATATTTGGTAACAAATCTAGTAGTAGTTTACAGGCATCATTTAAAATTGTAAAAAATAGTGCAACAACTGTAACAGATACTGAAATTAAAACACAAACAATAGAAGCAATTAATGATTATTTTAATATTAATAACTGGGATTTTGGTGAGACATTTTATTTTACTGAACTTGCCGCGTATATACATAATCAACTAACTCCATATATTGCTACTGTTTTAATTGTACCAAAAGGCACTAACCAAAACTTTGGTAGTTTATTTGAAATACAAAGTAATAGTGATGAAGTTTTTATTAGCGATGCAAAAGTAGAAGATGTAGATATTATAGATGCCGTAACTGCTTCTAAGATTAGAGCAAGTGGCACAATTGTTACTAGTTAGGAAATACAATGGCAATACGTAAAACTGTAAACCTGTTACCACAGCAGTTTCAAACTGATGTAAATAAAAAGTTTTTGAATGCTACATTAGATCAGTTAACATCTCCTGGTACAAATGATGTACTAAATGGATTTGTTGGACGGCGAGATGTTGATAATTTTAAAACTACAGACGCATATATTATTGAAACAGATAATGATAGAAAAAATTATCAATTAGAACCAACAATTACTATTAAAAAAGAATTATCAGAAACAAAATATGATTTTGCATCAACATATATTGATATAGTTAACTCAATTGAAGCCACTGGTGGCGACAATTATGATCACAATAAATTGTTTAGTAGTGAATATACCGTGTGGTCACCACCAATTGACTATGATAAAACTATTAACTACACAAAATACTATTGGTTACCATCAGGTCCAGATAGATGTGACATTACCGATCCGATTACCATTAGTGATATTGTAGGGAAGAAAACTTATACATATACATCTTTAGATGGACTTAAAACATTAAAGTTTTCAACAGGACTTAAAGTAAGATTTACTGGTACAGTTACGCCGTCAACACAAGCAAACATTGACTATATTGTTGCGGACGTAGGTACAATGGAGGGTATTAGATTAATTCCGCTAAGTGAATTATACACACCAGAATCTGCTGTGTTTACCCTAGGTAAGGATTACTTAACTATTAAACGAGGTGCGATTGATGGTAACCAATGGAGTAATAATAACCGTTGGTTTCATGAGGATATTATTGGCGCAACAGCAATATATAATGAAGATGTTGCCAATTATAATTCAGCAGTAAGAGCAAAACGACCAATTATAGAATTTGATGATGACATTAAGTTATATAATTATGGCACAAAACAACTAACAACAATTGATTTAATTGATAGTATTTTTACAGACGCCTTTACAGAATTAGAAGGCAAGCCTGGTGGTTACATTGACGGTGTTGCATTAGCAGCTGGGCAACAAGTTGCATTTACTGCTGACACTGATCCATTAGTCAATGGTTATATATATGACATACAACTTGTATCCATTGGTGGTGAAAATGTAATACATTTAGAAAAAAATACTACAGTGGCAGATCCTGCAACTGACAATACTATTATTGTTAAATCAGGTGTTGCTAATAAAGGCACGCCGTGGTATTATAAAAATAGCAAATGGAATAAAGGACAAGTAAAAACTGGATTAAACCAAGCACCATTATTTGATGTATTTGATAAAAGTGGTAGTAGTTTATCAACATACGCAAGTAGCACATTTGCTGGATCAAACATTTTTAGTTATGCTGTATCTAGTGCTGGTACTGTTGACACAGAATTAGGCATTGCCCTAACATATAAAAACTTCACTAACATTGGTGACATTGTCTTTAATGACAATTTAGTCAAAGATAGTTTTTCATACACTTCTGATGCCAAAGCAGGCACTACAACATCCGTAAGACTTGCTACAGGATTTTTACATAAGAACACAGCTCTAACCACTTATTCCACACTTTCTAACTGGGCGAAAGCACCATTTGAAAGTAGACAATTTATACAACAAACCATTGTTGTAGGTTCTGAACTTAAAGTTTTTAAAGTAACAACTGTTCCAAGAACAGAAACTAATGCAAAGAATTTAATTGTTACAGTAAATGGTAAATTAAAAGAAAAAGGCACAAGTAGTACAACAACTAAGGATTACTTTATTACAAATTCTTCTGGATTCCAGTATGTTAATTTTACAAGTAATTTAATTGTTGGTGATATTTTAGTTATTAAAACTCATACTGATACTAGTATTGAAAATCTAACTACTGGTGAATTTTATACTATGCCAATTAACATGAGTAATAACCCATTTAATAATATGTCTATTACTACGAATTTTACGTTAGGGCAAGTTAGAGAACATATTGGCAGTTGTATTGAAAATAGTTTAGACTTTTCGGGTGCTACACTAGGAAGCAATAATATCCGAGATATTGGAAGTATTTCGTCATTAGGCACTAAAGTTATTCAACACACAAGCAGTTTACTCAAAGCAGGTTATATGTTGTCTAATAAAAATTATAATTTTTTTCAAGCAGTAGATTATGCTGGTAATGAATATAATAGATTTAAAAATCAATTTTTAAATGAAGCCGCCAACCTTACACAATTAACAAACACGTCAAAGTTCGTTGATAACATCTTACAATCAATGTTCTCGGGTAAAAGTAGCACAATGTCATATTATGATAGTGATATGGTGCCATTTTCAACAGATATAACAACATTATCATATACAGTATTTGATATTGACAATAAACAATTTGAACTCAATAAAACATATAATGACACAGTTCCTGGGCAAACAGCAGTATTAGTTTATAAAAACGATGTAATGTTGTTAAAGGATCAAGACTATACTTTCTCAACAACTACTCCTTTTGTAACTTTAACAAGCACTGTTACATTAGCAGAGAATGATGTTATTAAAATTGTTGAGTATATAAACACTGGTGGTAATTTTATCCCACCAACACCAACTAAATTAGGATTATATCCTAAATATATTCCAAGTAAATATTCTGATGATAGTTATGTAACAGCCATTAATGTAATACAAGGGCATGATGGTTCTATTACACCAGCATATAATGACTATAAAGATGACATATTATTAGAATTAGAAAAACGAATTTACAATAATATAAAAGCAGTATATGATTCTAAATTAATTAAATTGACTGATACATTTTCTGCAAAATATAGGCAAACATCATATACAACAGCACAAATTAATAATATTTTAGCAATACAATTTAGTAAGTGGTCAAACAACTTCAATGTTGATTATGCTAAAAATACAACGTATAGCGGTACGGATAATAGCACTTGGAATTATGGACAAGTAAAAGACAGATTTGGTGGAACAGAAGCATTGCCAGGATATTGGCGTGGCATCTATAAGTATTTTTACGACACAGATCGTCCACATTCACATCCTTGGGAAATGCTTGGGTTTACTATTAAACCAAGTTGGTGGGAAACAACTTACGGTCCTGCGCCATACACCGGAGATAATTTAGTGCTATGGGCAGACTTAGAAGAAGGAAAAATTGTAAGTGGTACCAGAGCAGGCACGTATGATGAATATAAACGCACAGGTATGGTTGCTAATTATATTCCAACTGATGCTACTGGCAACTTAAAATCACCACGAGACGTTGGTATTCTAGGAGCAGTTGATACTGATGTTGCCGCTAGTTGGAAAATTGGAGACCATGCTCCTGCAGAAACTTCATGGCGTAGATCAAGTTATTATCCATTTGCTGTGCAATTAGTATTAGCATTAACAAAGCCAGCCAAATATTTTGAACTTATGTTTGATACAAGTAAATTATCACTTAATACATTATCACATTACGTAGATAAGTTAACTGCGATGCCGGTTGTGCCTAATAATACAAAAACTAATTCATATGTTAATACCGATGCATCAATTGATCATACATCAGGCTATAATAACTGGATAGTAGACTACTCAAAATACTTAGGTGTTAGCACTACAACATTTCATAAACAACTAAATGCTTTAAATATGAATCTAGCTTATAAAATGTCAGGATTTACTGATAAAAATAAGTTAAAAATTATACTAGAACAAATATCGCCATCTAAAGCAACAACAGATATTTTTATACCACAAGAAGATTATAATTTCCATTTAATGGAAAGTAGTCCTATACAAAGTATCAATTATAGTGGTATAATAATTGAGAAAACACTTAATGGTTATAAGGTAGATGGTTACACTAAAGACAGACCACAATTTAAAATATTACCTAGTGTTATTACCAGTCCATTAAGAACCACAGTATCAATGGGTGGTAAAGAGTCAACCTTCCATGAATATATTACTGGACAAACATACAGAGCTACTGATGTAATAAAAATTGGTGACATATTTTATATGGTAACAACTGATTTTACAGCATCTGATTTTGAAGTAGATAGAGGCAATTATTATAAATTAGAAGCATTGCCAAAAACCGGTGGTGTTAGTGTAATACGTTATGAGGAATTTGAGTCAGTATCTACAGTCATCCAATATGGTAAGGAATTTACATCAATACAAGAAACATATGATTTTATTATAAGTTATGCTCGATATCTAGAAAGTATTGGATTTGTATTTGATAATATATCACCTGGCCATGGGATAATAGAAGATTGGCACAATACGGCAAACGAATTTTTATTTTGGACAATGAGCAATTTTAATGTTGGTTCATTAATTACGTTAAGTGCTGGTAGTAATAAAATTAAACTTAATCTAACAAACTCTCAAATTGAAAATTTAGCAAATAATATGCTACCATCTTCTGTATTAAATCAAAATAAAGAAAAAATATCAGTAACTGATTTATTTTATAGCAGAGTAGATAATATTTTTGAATTAAGTGCAAGTCCAGATGTTGATGGTATATATTCAACACTATTAAATCCAATACAAACAGAGCACTTATTAATTATTGAAAATGAAACTGTGTTTAAAGATGTAATTTGGTCACAAATGACAGGTAGTCGTCAAAATAGAATTAAATTAGTCGGATACAAAACAGAATTGTGGGATGGATCACAACAGTTACCAGGCTATGTATTATTAGATGATACAGTAGATGAATGGGATATCAATTTAAGTTATAAATTGGGCGACATTGTAAAATTTAAAAGTAAATTTTATGCAAATAATATAGCACATACACCTGGTGATTTAACAGAAGCAAATAAATTTGATTATAGTAAATGGAAACAATTAGATAAAGTAAGAACTGGTTTATTAAGCAATTTAGATACTAAAGCAGATGACTTTAGAGGATTTTATGACTTTGAAGAAGACGCAAGGACAGCTGATGTATCATCATTAGCATCTAATTTAATTGGATTTCAAAAGAGAAAGTTTCTAGAAAATTTGCAAATTGAAGAAATATCACAAAAGAAATTCTATCAAGGATTTATTAAAGAGAAAGGTACATCATCAGTTGTTAATAAATTATTAAGAGCAAAATTGCCAGCAATAGACAGCACACTCAACTTATATGAAGAGTGGGCATTTAGGGTCGGTGAGTATGGCTCTGTAGCAAGTTCACAAGTAATTGAATTTAAATTAAATGAAGATGAGTTTACAGATAATCCAGAATTAATTGAGATTATAAATTCTTCTGAACAATACAAAAATACAAATATTACACATCGCCCTGCTGATTTATATCAAAAGCCATTAGAACCAAGACAATTTGATAAAAATGTATTTAAAAAATTAACAGAAAATATCAACACACGAGATTCATTACCTAATGCTGGCTATGTTCGTTTAGATGATGTACAACATAAAGTATTAAGTTTAGAACAATGGGTTCCTAATAGTATTATAATTATTGGAGAAGAACTTAACGTTGACACACAACTTATTGGAAAAAATTCTTATACTACAACAGATGGACCAATTGTAACTTTAACAACTGGCGATGTAGTACAATTTAGTGATTCATATACTATACCTGCATCATATCGAACTGGATCCTATATCGTAACAGGCGTAGATGATTCTATACAACTAACAGAAAAATCAAAATATTTAAATTCCTTTAAGATAGGTGACAAACTTTGGTGTGCAAATTCTAATACGTATCCTCCAACATATTCAGAGAATTCTAATGATTGGAATGTATATAGAATTAGTAGTACTAATAATGCTCCAAGTACTATATTTAAACTTACCGATAATGAAGTCGTTGTAACTTTTGAAAATCCTATAGGTACAATATTAGCAAATGATTATATTATTTTACGACGATGTATTAATGCCGCTGATAATGATCATGACTATAGTGGAATTTATAAAGTAAAAGTTAACTTAACAAGTACTGGCGTTAATGCACTCGTATTATATGCAAACACCAGTACTGCTTTCGGTATTGCATTTTCACAGTTGACCACCGTTAGTGAAGTAATTCGTGGTGAATTTTTAAAATTAGAAAGTGCAAGATATGCAAATACTTCAGCATTACTTAATAGAACATCACCAACATTTGGTTGGTTAGATGGAGATTATGCTTGGATTGATAACCATAATAATACAAGCAAATGGGCAATGCTTGAAAAGAAAGATCCATATACGTTAGGAAAACAATTATTTCCTAATAGTAAAACAACTAATACAGGATTTGGACAAGGTGTTGCAGGCAATAAAGACCTGTCAACAATATTAGTTGGTGCAGTATATGATACAACATCAGCAGGTAGCATTGAGCAATGGACACGTAATGTTAAAACAGTATTTGATGTTAAAAGTATATTTGTAAGTGACAGCACTTCAAAGACCGCAGGGACATTAAGTACTTCAGGTTACTTACTAACAATAGAAAGTGATGGGTTGCCACATCCAGCACCATTTGGAACATTTCCCACAGTAGATGGTAAAAATCCAAATAGAGTTGTATCTCGAACTTATAAACACACGATTAAAACTCGTGTAGGAACAAATACTACAGCGGCGCCACAAATAGCAGTACCACTTGGTGGTATTGGCATTGCGGCAAATGGCGTTATATTTGCAAATCCTTCAGCAACGGCAACACTACCAAACGATAATGGCCCAGCCAAAGGTGTTGCTCCAACAGGATTTGTATGGAATGGCGTAGTAAACGCAACGGCAGTTGGTATGGATACATCACATGGGCATCCACAAGAAGATAATCAGTACCATTACCACAGCGGCAAATTTTTAAGCCAATGGGATTACCATGTATATCAAGCAAATACATATTATCAAGGCACCAATTATAGTGGTGACCACTGGAGGCACACTGACGGTCACTCCAAAATCCTAGGCTATGCATATGATGGTTATCCAATCTATGGCCCATACGGCTACCAAACTGCCACTGATTCAACAACCACGCTAACACGTCAAACATCTACTTGGCAAACTTGGCCTGAGCCAGTTTCAGGTCGTGGTTATACATACACCGAATATCCTGTAGGAACATTTATACAAGACTATCGTGTTGCTGTAGGTGCAGGAACATTGGATAAGCATAATGGTCGTTATTGCGTAACGCCAGATTATCCTGATGGAACTTATGCTTACTTCCTAACAATTAAGAGTGACGGAACAGTCGTGTATCCTTATATTATTGGTCCAACATACAAAGAGATACCAACATTAGAAACAGACACAGTACCAGTAGATCAAGGTGGCAGTAATGCACTAACAGTTGCATTAACACCTGGAGACTTTACATATAGTAATACTGTCGTAGATGGTAGCAAATTAAAGAATAGTGGTTGGGCAGGTTGGCAGTTTGATACTGCAAGCACAGACGATTACATTGTAACAAGTGCGCCAAATAGTAATAGCGGGCAAGGCTATGCTATCGTGCTTAAAAAGAAAACAGACAAAACATATGAACCATTTGATATTATGCGCTCACCAAGTCCAACAACAAACGGACTGTTTGGTTATGATATTGCAGTAAGTAAAAATGGCACATATGTATTAGTAAGTGCTCCGGGTGAACTTAAAGCATACATGTATAAATTAGGCACTGGTGTTACAGCAAATAATGAATATTTTAATGGTGACGGTTCAACTAATGTGTTTACATTCTCTACAACAACACATAGTAACACAAATGAAATAACCGTAATTGTAGATGACCAAATTAAAATTGAAACGTTAGATTATACATTAAGTGCTACACAGGTTACATTTATAACTATTCCCCCAACTGGTACTAATAATATCCATATAAGAAAAGGAAATTATTATAGTGCAATTAAAACATTTACTGGTGTATCAGGTACAGACTTTGGACGTAGTGTTGCTATAAGTGATGACGGTACTATTGCTTATATTGGCCAACCAAATAAAGCAGATAGCACAATACTATCAGCAGGTGCTATTGAAGTTTGGGGTAAAACACCCACAGACACTTATTTTAAAATACAAGATATTAAGAGCAACGTAACAGATTTAAATGAGAATTTTGGTAGGGAAATTGAATGTGGGGTAGATGGACATATAATTGCTATTGGTTCACCAGGCACTGATTTTATTATTGTAACAGACTCAACTGTATCAGCAAACAATTCTGGTGAGGTAGAATGTTGGATAGATAATGCCAAACATAGTGGCACAGTAATTGGTACGGTTGCCAATCCAACTGTGAGTATTGGCGATAAACTCGTTATTAATAATGTTGAAGTAACCTTTACTGGCACAGCATTATCTAATATGGTAGGTGATATTACTACTAAAGCAATTCCACATATAACTGCGTCTGCTACAAGTGATAATAAATTAAAAATTGTTAGCACAAAAACAGATGCAAATGCTAAACTTACAATACGTCCGGGCACAACAAATGGTGGTGTGGTGTTTACAGCATTAGGCTTAACACTATACACATACAAATCAGGTTTGCGCCATCCAGATGGTCCGCAAAATGCTTATTATGGTGAACATATTGCATTTAATAATACAGCAACTAACATTATAATTGGTAGTCCAGCAAGTTCAAGCAAATATCAAATGCGGTTAGATACTGATCTCACAACATTTGATAAGAATAACACTATTATTGCTGACGTACAACCTGACGCAGGGTCCGCACTAATATATGATATTAATACTGACTTGTCTTACTCACTAATACAGCGAGTAGATTGGGCAAACCGTAGAAAACTTGATAAGTTTGGCACAGGTTTAGCAATGGTTGGCAATACAGCATTGATCGGTTCTCCAGGTGATGACTATTATGTAACACAAACACTCACTGGAACAGGATTAACTGCCGTATATGCGTTAACAGGACAATTTGCTACTACTGATTTAGAAATTACAATGAATGGCAGGGTAATGTTACAATCAGAATATAGTAGTGACAATGCGTCACCAAATAGCACATTAACATTTACAGTAATCCCTGTTGCAACATCAGTAATAGCAGTTAAGAAATTTACACAGAATACTGGTTCAATAATGGAAGCAACTAATGCAGGAAATAAAGTTTCTTGGAATAGTAATCGCACAGAGGGTAATAAAATAGACATTAGTGCAATCAATAAAGTTATCTCATATAACAAATCAACTAATACATTTATTGATTACATAGATTATTTAGATCCAATTAAAGGTAAAATACCTGGTATTGCAGATGAAGAAATTAGTTTTAAAACATTATATGATCCAGCAGTATATAACATTACAACAAATACGACAGTAGTTAAAGACTTAAACAACCACTGGGGTCCAAATGAAGTTGGTACATTGTGGTGGGATTTAACTAATACAAAATATATTGATTATGAACAAGGTGAACTAGAATACAGACGCCTTAACTGGGGTAAACTATTTCCTGGCACACAAATTAATATATATGAATGGGTAGAAAGTGACACATTACCGTCAGCATACGTATCATTAGGAGGTGATGGTACTCCAAAATTTGCAAGTGATACTGCATATGTTGAATATCAAAAGTATAGTACTGCAACAAGTTCTTTAGAATCAATTTATTACTACTGGGTTAAGAATAGAACATCAGTACCTGAAATTTCTAAAGCATATTTAGATACTAATGGACAAATTAAGTTTGCGGCATATGGTAAAGAACTTGAATTAAAAAGTTTTATTCCAGCTGCTACAAGAAAATTGCCAGGAAAAACTGTCGCAACAATACTAACAAATCCTACAGCATATGGATTAAAATACATAGGTATTGCCGCGCAGAATGCATTTGTTGGGCATAATTTACAAACAAATTTAACTGCCGATAATATTATTTTAAGTATTGAATATGATACTGTTAAAAATGATATACCGTTACATACAGAATGGCAACTAGTACAAAAGAATAATCCACTATCAAAACCAAATAGTTATTTAATTACTAAACTTGGTGATAGTTTAGCAGGAAAGGATGCTAAAGAAAACCTTGTGCCAGATCCAGATGTACATGTTGGATCACGATATGGTATAATGGAATATCCTCGTCAAAACATGTTTGTTGATAGATTTGGTGCTATTAAAGTATTAGTAAACTTCTGTAATGCTGTATTTGCTAAACACAAAATAGCATTAGACTACAGTCTAGTAAAAATTTCATCAGCAGAAAAAGTATCAACACATGGTTATAATGAAACAGTAGCAAGTAAAGCAGAATTAAATTATATCAATACTTTAACCATCACTGATGGACATAAAGTAATAGTAACAAAAGATGAGACGCAAGGAAATTATTGGACTACTTATACTTGGGAAGTTGCTACAAGTCGTTGGAATATCGGACTAAAACAGAAATATGATACTACAAAATATTGGGATTATATTGACTGGTATGCAACTGGTTATAGTGCTAATACAATTATTAATTATACTGTTGCAACAAATAATGATGTTGATAAATTAGATACTAAACTTAATGACGTTGTTAAAGTCCTTAACGATGGTCAAAATAAATGGGTATTATATAAAAATACAAGTGCTACAACTACTGACACATATGAAGTAGTTGGACAAGAAAATGCTACAATTAAATTTAAAACAACATTATATACGACGACGACTCCACTGACAGAGTTGCGTTATATTGTTGACGCTTTAAATACGCAACTGTTTGTAGGCTTATTAGAAGTTGAATTTAATAAATTATGGTTTGAACTAGTACAATTTGTTTTATATGATCAAAATTTACAAGTAGATTGGGCATTTAAATCTAGTTTTGTAACAGTTAATCAAACAGTGCGTAAACTTTCTGAACTTGTAAATTATAGTTACGACGTACAGGACAGTATTAAAGATTATATTAATGAAGCAAAACCATATAGAACTAATATTAGAGAATATGTATATCGTTATGATTATACTGAATTACCACAAATAGGAAATAGTGATTTTGATTTACCAGGTTACTATGACACAACAGACAAACTGTTTAGATCACCTAATGTATATGAAGCAGATGATGATGTTAAAATGCAAACAACACCTTGGGTTGATTGGTATAATCATTATACAAAGAAAATAGATAATATTATATTGTTAACTGCTGGTAGTGGTTATTCCACAACATCAACATCCACATATGATGCAGTTGGTTATGATATTACTGGTTATGATTATAGTGCAACTTTAGCATCACCACCAATAGTTACTATCTCAAGTGGCGCACAATGGGAATTAGGTTACTCATATGCTATAGACACAGTACCTGGTGCGACAACTGCCAATGCTGTTCTTGTTGTACCAGAACATAGTCCAGATACGTTATGGTACTATAGTGGTACTGAACAAAGCACTACTCAATGGAAGGACATGGGTTGGAAAGTTACAATAAAACCTAAACTAACAGTAAATGAAAGCAAAACATATGCCGTAACTGTAGTATTAGATGGCACAGGTAGTCCAAACTATTATATTGATGGTATAGAACGTCCTAACCTTATTTTGTATAGAGGTTCAACGTATACATTTCAACAACACGATCCAAGTAACCTAGGTTATGGTTACTTTAGGTTCTCAGCATTGGAAGATGGCACACATAGAGATGGTACTGGTGCTACTGCTGTTCCTGTAATGGCAACACCTGGTTTAGATACAGTATCATCTATTACAGTAACAAATGTCGGCACAGGCTATGTAACTACTCCGAAAGTAACTATCTCAGGTGGTAGTGGTAGTGGTGCAACTGCTTATGCTAATTTAGAAAATTATAAAGTAAGAGACCTTAAAGAAACAATTAAGTTTGATCGTGTTGATGCACCATCACACGTTACAACTATTGCCGTAACTGCTGGAGGTAGTGGATATACCTCAGCACCTACGGTAACGATAACAAATGCCGCAGGAGATACAACGGGCGTTGGCGCAAGTGCCAAAGCGGTTATTTCCGGTGGGGCAGTAACAGCGGTTACTGTAGAACAAGGAGGCACAGGATATGGTGCCGAACCAACTGTAGCATTTAGTAGCGGAGCGGCTACAGCAACAGCAACAGTTTCCGACTTCTCCTATAATAAGTTGGAAACAGCACATGGGGCGGCCGCTAAAAAGCACAGCGATCGCTTAACATTATATTATGCTGGCGGCCAACCAGGCACAGGTAGTACAAAAACCTGGGATAATAAAACAGCAAACATTCCAACATATGATACAGTTATAGCAGATTCTGGATTACAATATAAAGCAAATAAAGTAATTGGTGCTACATTTGACATGGAGCCTGGTTATGACAGAGCATCGTTTGCGTCATCAAAATTTGATGATTTTGAAATAAGTCCAGAAGGTGTAAAAGTTATTTCAAGTGTTGACACTGATTTAAGCGGTGGTGATTTTAGCACAACTGGTGGTATAGATCCTGCTAATATTACTGTTGATGGTGACGGTTTTGTAACAGAATATACATCACATGCACCAGAAGAACAAGTACCTGGTCGTGTATTTGATACATTAGACATTAAAGTATACGAAATGCCATCACCACGAGATACTGGTGTCACTATTAAAAAATATACATTTGAAGGTAATGGATCCACTGTAACGTATGATGTCAGTGGTAACGGTGGAATACCTACAAACGTTGAAGGTATTGAAGTATATGTTGATAGAATATTACAAAAATTAACAACAAATTATACAGTTAATGTGAAACGCAATCAAATAACAATGATAACTCCTGTTCCGGCTGGCCAATTAATACATTTTACATTAATTGAAACAGGTGGTGAAAATATTACTGCATACAAACAAGATTTTACTGGCGATGGTTCAACAACACAATATGTTGTAAATGTTCCATTGGAATATGCACAATACTTGTATATAACAATAAATGGATTCGCAGACTCGGTAAGTTATACACCGTCTAGTTACTATAAGAAAACAAAAATAACCTTTGCGGCAGCACCGTCAAATGGTGCCCGCATACGAGTGCATACATTTAATAAATCAGGATTAACAATTACAAATGCAGGAACTGGTTATGGAGTAGTTGCACCAACAGTATCATTTAGCGGAGGTGGTGGTAGTGCGGCCGCCGCAACAGCAGTTGTTAATAATAATGGTAATGTGAGTGGATTTCATATAACAAACGCAGGTAGTGGATATACTTCAGCACCAACAGTTACTATGACAAGTCCATCAAGTGGTACAACTGCTACAGCAACTGCTATCGTAACTGGTGGTAAAATAGAAGCAATTAGACCATTTGTTAAAGTTGAAAGTGAAGAACAAACAATTACAGTTCCAGGTAGTCCAACATGGCCTGCTAGTTATACATATACATATGGCCAGGATAATTTCTTTGAATTTGGTCCTGATGCCGCTAAAGCATTTGTATATTTGAACAACCAACGATTAAATCCACCAGATACAGAATATTATACTGGTGATGGAGTATTAGCGGTATATAATGGTCCAGCTAATCCAACTATTGCATATGGATCAGTAACTGATGCTGATGTGCAAGTACATGTAGATGGTGTATTGCAAACACTTACAACACATTATACATTTACTGGTGGATCACCTGCACGTGACCAAATAACATTTACTGTTGGTAATATTCCTGCAACAGGCGCAGAAATAGGAATTACAGTTAGAAATGGTCAATATTGGATTACAGATGATTACAAAGTTATACTTGAAAATGGTAGTGGTGTATCTGTTACTGCTGGTACAATTGCCACGGGTGACAAATTATATATACAATCATTTGCTAATCAGAGATACAGTAAAGGAAAAACAGTTGTAATAAAAGGCACATCAGTTGCAACATCAACTTCACTAGAAAGATTTGATGCAGTAATTTTTGATGCTAGTGGGTATGCTGGTGATGTTAGTGTGTCAATCTCAACGCCAATTTACGATATATCCGCATTAGAAAAGAATATAAATTACGTATGGGTATGGTTAAATGGTATACCACAGATTGCTAACCATGATTATTATATTACAGGTAATAATTTAGTAATGACTCCAGCAGCTGTGGGAGGCATATTAGCAACAGATATGATTACTGTAAGTGGTATGCGTAAAGCAGAACAACGGCATGGTATTGCTTTTAGAATTTGGAAAGATATGTTTGACAACACGTCTTATTATAGAATTGCTACAGCAAATACAACAACATTATCTACGGCATTGACATTAACAGATATAGAAATTAACGTAACAGACGCAACTAAATTATTGACGCCTGTTACTACAACAGCAACGCCAGGTGTAATATTCATTAATGGCGAGCGTATAGAATATTGGGAAATAGATGGTAATAAACTAAAACGAATACGTCGTGGCACATGGGGCACGGGTGCTCATAGTACCCTCGCTTCTGGAAGCGAAGTAGTAGATGGTAGTAATCAACAATTAATACCAGGTACAGATGTTCATACTAAAGTTTGGTATGATCAAGGAACATTAACAGCCACAAATGGTGAAGGATTAGGTAATGCAACGTCTAAACAAGTAACGTTCCTTAAAGAGGCACCGCTATCAACTCCCAAGGTAATATAATAGGATAAATACTTCAGATGGAAAACAACGAAATCAAGCAAGACACTAGTGAAGAACAAGAAGAAATGCAAGAGAAACAACCTAACGAAATTCCAGGCGTAAACGTTGAGGGGTTCATTAAGATATTTGACCCAAATACAGAGGAAGTATTTGTAGAACAACGTAACGCTATTCATTATGAAAACTTTTCTAAAGCATTGGCGGACAGTATATCTAACCAAACTACTGGATTTATACATGAAATGCACTTTGGCAATGGTGGTACATCAGTATCAACAACTGGTATCATAACTTATTTGCCAGCCAACAACTCAGGCGCTTCTTCGGATTTATATAATAAAACTTATTATAAAGTAGTTGATGGAAGTAGTTCATCAAATACAGATCCTACAAGAAATAAAATGACAATAACCCACACTAGTGGTACAATTTATACAGACTTACTAGTAACTTGTTTGCTTGATTATGGGGAGCCTGCAGGACAAGAGGCATTTGATAACTCATCAGCACTAGATGGGACATATGTTTTTGATGAATTAGGATTAAAAAGTTGGGAAGTAGGTGGTATTGCTACTGGAAACTTATTAACACATGTAGTATTTCACCCAGTACAGAAATCACTTAATCGTCTAATTCAGATAGACTACACAATAAGGATACAAACACTAACGAATCTAAGTAGTGCAACATAACTATTAAAGTATACTTTAATAGATAAATAGAAATATACGTATTTTATAGATACATAAAGTCGACTCAGGAGAGATAATAAAGTGGCATATACAGTTAACAAAACGAGTGGTGCGGTCTTATCCGTAATTGCGGATGGTACATTAGACACTACTACTAACTTGACATTAATCGGTAAAAATTATGCTGGTTATGGTGAAGTTCAAAACGAAAATTTTGTAAAATTATTAGAAAACTTTGCTAATTCCTCCGCCCCGTCTACACCACTCGCTGGCCAGCTATGGTGGGACTCAACTAACACAGCACTAAAAGTATATACCGGAGCTGCGTGGGTAGAATCAGGTGGTACTACATCATCAACTTCTGCACCAGCAAGTCCTACAGAAGGTGATTTATGGTATGATACTACAAATGATCAATTAAAAGCATACAATGGTTCAGCTTGGATTGTTATTGGACCTAGTTATTCGGGCGGTGTATTAAGTGGAGCAATAGTAGGTACAATAGTAGACAATGCATCAGTAACACATACAGTAGTAAATGTATATGTTGCGAATACATTGGTAGCAATTGTTTCTAAAGATAGTGTTTTTACACCAAACGTTGCTATTACAGGATTTGCAACAGTAAGTCCAGGTTATAATTTAAACACAAGCGTAACAGGTGCAAAATATAAAGGCACAGCAACAGACTCAGATGCTTTGGGTGGTGTTGCGGCGGCAAACTATTTGCGTTCAAACGCTAACGATACAACAAGTGGAACACTAGGTGTTCTCAACGACAACGGCGTAACTGTTGGTGTTGACTCAGACTTGTCAATGAGTGTATCTGGTAATGACGTAACAATTAAGAACGTTACAAGTAACGGTAACATATTATTAGGTATTAACCAAGGTGGTTCACCAGCAACTGCTATTACTATTAGCGGTTCAACAAACTCAGTAACTATAGCAGGTGACTTAACAGTTAGTGGTACAACTACTACACTTGATACAAATAACTTACTAGTAGAAGATCCTTTAATTGTTGTTGCTAAAAATGTAACTGGTACTCCAGCATTTGACGCCGGTATCATAGTAGAGCGTGGCTCTAGTGCTAATACTGGTTTCTTTTGGGATGAAACAGCAGATGAATGGGCCGCAGTTAATACAACTGAAACAGGTTCTACAGCAGGCAATGTTACTATAAGTTCTTATGCTAATATGCATTGTGCTACATTAACAGGTCTTTCAACATCAGCAAAATATGCTGACTTGGCAGAAAACTTTACAGCAGATTATGCATATGATCCAGGCACTGTATTACAAATTGGTGGACAGAAAGAAGTTACAATGTGTGAAAATGACGCATCAGAAGATGTATTAGGCGTTGTTAGTTCATATCCAGCATACTTAATGAATAGTGAAGAAGATGGTGTTTCAGTAGCAATTGCAGGTCGTGTACCAGTTAAAGTAACAGGTACTGTCACTAAAGGTGATAGATTAGTTTCAGCAGGTAATGGCACAGCAAGGAAAGCTTCTAAAGAAGAATGTACTCCTTGGAATGTTATTGGTCGGGTACTACAAAACGACACTGACAAAGAGGAAACGCATATTACGTTAGTTATGTGTATTGTTAAAGTAGTTTAGGAAAATAACCGCTTTTGCTAAATATAGATACATAACGATATACGTTATTCTCGAGAAAGAAAAAACGATTAGATATCCTAGGAGAAATCGAATATGGCATATACATCAGGTGATACGATACTAGCAACACACTATAACAGTTTCGTATCTGATTTCAACACCAATTGGGGCACAGGAACAAGCGACAAAGGCTACGGCCAGTCAAATACACTTTCCTCAGTCTCAGCAGGTGATACTGTTACTGCCACCCAATGGTCAACACTATTAGCAAGAGAAACTAGTGCCGCGACACACCAAGGCACTTCACTAACATCGATTACTTCACCAAGCGCAGGCGACACAATTAGTGCATTTACAGCATTAGCTGCAAATACAGCATTACTTGATACAAATAGATTTAATATTGACTCTGGTAACTACACTGATACTACTAGTACTGGTAGTGGATCTGGTAGTTGGACAACTAGTACAATACATGAATTTACTTTAACGTTTGCAAGCGGTGATGCGGCAAGATATTACTATAATGCAGGCGGGTCAACTCGCTTGAGTTTTGCAAGAGCGGGTGGTACATCACATACAAAGAACACAGAATGGACTGCATTGGCAACAGCATGTGGCACTCAAGTTTTTGCCGCACAAGGTACAACAAAGTCAGGCGGATCCGGTTCTGTAGATACCCAAGCAACAACAATTGGTTATCATGACATGACAACCTCATATCAAACACTATTTAGACAATTTGAAGGTACAAGTCCTTACACAGCCAGTTATATTATATGTGAATCAAAATCAAATGGAACACAGGGCTCAAATGTTGATAAAGGTAGTGTAGTTACTATGAAAATTAGTTGGGTAGATGCAGCTTCTGACGCATTCAATGATACAGTAGATGGTACTGTTACTAATACTATTACACATCGGACACCAAACACAACAGCATTGAATAATGCTAGTTGGAGTGCGGTGCCAGCATATGCATTAGTAGGTAGTTTTGCTCAAACATAATAGTTGACATAATAAAGTTATTCATGTATAATATTATATATGAATGTGAAAGATACAGTTAAAAAGAAATTTAACCAAAAGGTGGCTCACGCAACAAAGCGTGAGGCCACTTTAGGTTTATTATCCCTTCCTTATAACAGCGGCTTATTTAAAATAACAAGAGAATTAATTAATTTTGCCGAGTTAATGTCGCTACGCGCCGCTATAGCACAATCAGCAGATTTAGAAGCAAATCCCACAGTAGTATTAGATTCTTATGATAATCCTATATTAATAGAAGATCCACGAGACTTTACCGAGAAACTGTGGCAACGATACTATGAAGTCAATAACGAATATCTCGAAGATATCAAAACAATCAGAGCAACAAGAAAACCCGAACAAATTTAATGCCTACCGAAAATGGCGTATTATTATTTGCTTACAATAACGAATCTATAAAATATACAGAACTCGCCAAGCTCTGTGCGTTACTTGTACGCAAACACTTACCTAACACAGGGGTTACATTAGTCACTGATAACCTTATTGAAGGTCCTTTTGACGATGTTATCATACTTGAAGCGGGTGATAGTAATCGTCGTACTTTTAGAACTCCTGATGGAAAAACAGAAGAAGTTACTTGGCATAATAAAACTCGCCCTCAAGCATATGATATAACCCCTTATGAGAAAACATTACTGTTAGATGTAGATTATCTTATGTTTAATAACTCATTGCAATGGCTATTTCAGTCTGATAAAGAATTATTATGTCATAATACTGTATATGATATTACAGAAAAAGATAGTTTTATTGATGATAAAATGCTACATTGGAGTAGTATTCCAATGTTATGGGCAACTGTGTTGTATTTTACTAAAAATGATACAGCAAGAGAGTTCTTTAACCTAGTTAAATTAGTACAAGACAACTATCAATATTATTATAAATTGTATAATTTCAAGATGGGTCCATATAGAAATGATTATGCTATAAGTATTGCATATAATTTATTAAGTTTAGATTATTATTTTCTAGATCCACTCTTTACTCTCCCTTCACAATATTCAATTAACACTGTACAAGAAGATGGTGTTGTTACATATGGGTTTGATGATAAAGTGACATACATAAAAAATACTAATATTCATATTATGAACAAATATAGTATATTAGAACATACAGATGAAATATTACAATATGCCACACAACCAACTATAACGCATACATTTATTCAAACATGAAACGCACCAAAGAGCATGATGAACAAATTGGATATTTCACATTTGTTCAAAATAACGATAGTACTGACTATTTAAAACTAGCATATGCCTGTGGATTAAGTCTAAAAGCAACACAAACTATAAACAAGTTTGCTATCGCTGTAGATAAACCAACTAAAGAACAATTAGTAGAAAAGCATTACAAAGTATTTGACTATGTAATAGACATTCCGTGGGGCGATGATAGTAAGGATGACTCATGGAAGCTAGGTAATGAATGGAAGGCGTGGTCAATAACGCCGTTTAAAGAGACAGTTAAGTTAGATTGCGATATTGTGTTCACACGCAACATAGATCATTGGTGGACATTTATGCGTGAGCAGGAAGTAATGATTGCGACTAATGTTCGCAAACTAGACGGTTCTATATCTAACTCACGCAAATACAGAAAACTCTTTGATATCAACAACTTACCTAACACTTATAGTGGGTTTATGTACTTCCGTTATGGTGAAGATAGTCTAAACCTATTTAAAACATTAAAATGGGTTTATAAAAATTGGGATGAAGTATCAGAGCAATTAAAGAACTGTAGGGATGAAAAGCCTACAACTGATGTTGCGTTGGCAATAGCATTAGTATTACAAGAAGCAGAGTACACGCATACAAACAATGTGTTAGACTATCCAACATTTGTACATATGAAGAACAGTATACTAGGTTGGCCAGAGTCACATAAGATAGAAGACATTATTAACATAGAATATAGTGATGATGTTGGATTAATATTAGGTGTAGAGCCACAAATATATCCAGTGCATGGTGCAGAATGTAAAGAGTACCTAGCAGACAAAACAATAGAATACTATGAAAGGAATTAAACCATTAAACAAAAGTATAAAAGGCCTAGACGATTTAATAGAAGCAATTGAGACTCAAGTTGATCTAGATGTTGCTAAAGCAGATTACTGCTTATATCATCATGATAACGGCACTATATATGAAGCATCTACATATGTAGATGAATTACGTAGTCACATTAAAATACCTTCTAAATGGTTAGATACTAATCATATTACTGATTGGGTAATAGTTAATGGTAAGTTGGAGCCAGTTAAACATGATGTATACAACCGTTTAAGAAAATATACTAAAGTAACACACGCAACAGAATTGGATCCAGACTTGCCTGTATATGTTACAGACAAGGATCATAGGATTATTAAACAAGTTATTACTGCTGATAAAGTAAAATTCAATAAGGATGAAAATTATTATCAATTACAACAGGAGAAAAAATGATTGTAAAACATGCTAAATTCCCTTGGAAAATAAAGAAGGGTGAGGTAATTAAAAATAAAGAGTTTAAAAAAGCAATTAAAATTTATAAAAACGTTAAAACATGGTGTGAAGAAAATTGCAAAAAGGAATATATATTAGATGACACTGTGTATGCATTAGGTGTAAGAGTATCGTTTAAGACAAAAACAGAAGCAAATAAGTTTGAGAAGGCATTTAACCCTTGAGGAAATAACAATGTGGGAACCATGGTTGTTAATGATAATGTTAAGTGTAGGTCCATTTAGTGGACAGTACCAAGGTGAGAATGATGTTTGGTATCAAATACGAATGCATTCGGAAGGAGAGTGTCGGGGTGCGGCGCAAGATATAATGACTACACATCGTATATTCCAGAACTTTAATCCTAATTTACGTATGGATGCTATATGTAGAAAAGAATTACTTGCGAGAACATACGAACAAACAAACTCATTTTATCCAAAATGTATTAACTATCGAATCTGTCTTGATATGTTTAGGAAGGAATATGACTGAAATAGTTGATATTGCTGACTTAGATTGTATATACCTAACATATGATGAGCCGCAAAAGGATGAGTTTTGGGCCAAGATACTAAACATGGTGCCTTGGGCAATACACATTGATGGTGTAGAAGGATCAGATGCCGCGCACAAGGCCGCGGCTAGAGCTTCTCCTTCAGGACGATTTGTTTTAATAGACGGTGATAACTTACCCGACCCAGAGTTTTTTAACTTACAATTAACATTGGATGATGTTACTAAACATTGTGTGTTTAGATGGAAGGGTCGTAATATTATAAACGGACTAATGTATGGCAATGGTGGGTTAAGTTGTTGGCCTGTGGACTTTGTATTAAATATGACTACACATGAGAACACTGATGGTAGTGATGAAACATTAGTAGAGTTTTGTTTTGACGACAACTATAGACCAATGCATAACTGCTATAGCACAACATACCCAAATGGTTCAGCATTACACGCATGGCGTGCTGGGTTTAGAGAAGGTGTTAAAATGGTTTTAAACAAAGGAACTAAACCTGACTTAAAAACATTTGAGGAACAAATACATGCTCGCAATTTAGATAACTTATGTATATGGCAAACTGTAGGACGCGATGTTGAGCACGGCATATGGAGTATATACGGCTCACGTTTAGGCACGTATTTAACTATGCTTACTGATTGGGATTATGTTAATGTAAGAGACTTTACATACCTCAATGAGATATATCATGGAGAATACGAAATGCAAAACCCATGGGATGAAGCAGAGCGTATAGGAGAAATATTACAGAACAAATTAGGTATGCCTATATGCGAAATGGATGCTGAAGCAAGTAAGTTCTTTAAAACACATTACAGCAAGCACACAAACTATGATATAATGATACAAGAATTGGATGTAATACGACAAATAGAGGGTTGGTAATGAACCATGACCTTTATAACTTTAGTAGAACTAAACTACACGGTAAAAGCATGGGAGAGTTTGGAGAAGTAGATACAACTAGAAAAACAGGGAGGCAAGGATGGAAGGTAAAAACAGAGACAAACCTAAGAAAGAAAAGAAAAAACCGAAGAAGCCTAAGTAATGTGTCCAATTTGCTGGGTAAATGGCTTAATCGCCTTATTAATTAGTGTAGGTATATTATCTATAGATAGTCCTTACACACCTTACCTCATAGGTATAGCAGTAATTTTAACTGTATACTCAATGTGGAAGTTTTGGAAAGGATACAAGAAGTGGCAAAACTTTAGTGCAGAACAACGAACACGTAATTGGAAAACTATTAAACGATTTACACAAGGAGTAATTGTAGGCGCTGTAATAGCAACAGTAATATTTTATTCATTAAATAAGAACCATCACGAAATGGATAGTAGCCATAACCATGAATCAACTATACAAGGATAATAAAGGCGATAAAATAGAAGTTAAAGATGGTAAGTTTAAGTCAGATTTCTATAAAAGTGCCGAGGATATTAAAGTACAGTTAGACTCTGTATCGCCATCCTTTTGTCTTGCGAAATGGAACCAAGTTAGTTTACATTTACCAACTGGATTAAACAACAGTTGTTATCACCCACCGCTACATAAAATGGAGTTAGGCACTCCATCAGCATTACATAACACTCAACATAAGAAAGAAATGCGTAAACTTATGTTAGAAGGCGTGCGCCCTAGCGAGTGCCAGTACTGTTGGAACATAGAAGATACTGGACATTTAAGCGATAGGCATTACAGAAGTGGTGAGCCGTGGGCCGCAATGGACTTTGACGATGTAGTTAATGCTCCGTGGGATGCAGATAAGAACCCACGTTATGTAGAAGTAAACTTTAATCACAACTGTAACTTAAAATGTAGTTACTGTAGTCCACAGTTTAGTACTGCGTGGGATAAAGAAATGAAACAGCACGGTGCCTGGCCTACATCTAAACCACATAACGCACCTGAACACTTTGAGATTAACCCTTGTATACCACATAGCAAGTATAATCCTTATGTAGAAGCGTTTTGGGAATGGTGGCCTGACTTATATAAAGACTTAAAGCATTTCCGTATGACTGGTGGTGAGCCTATGATGGATAAGAATACATATAAAGTATTTGATTACATTATAGACAACCCCAAAAGCGACTTACATGTAAACGTTACAAGTAACTTTAGTCCAGTAGACAACAAATTGTTTGACAAATACTTAGAAAAAGTTAAACGCATATGCTTGGAAGAGAAAGTAGAACACTTTATGCAATACGTTAGTGTAGACAGTTGGCTGGAACAAGCCGAGTATATACGTAATGGGTTAGACTTTAATAAGATGTGCGATAATATCAACACATACTTAACGGAAGTTCCGTACAGAAACTCTTTAACGTTTATTATAACATATAACAATTTAAGTATTACAGGAATGGATAAGTTATTAGGCTATATACACGGTTTGCGACAAGCATATAGTGAAACTTATCAACGTGTATGGTTTGATACACCGCTATTACGACAGCCTGCTTGGCAAAGCATACAGTTATTGCCTGAACCATACCAAGATATACACGAAGAGAACACATGTTGGATGTTAGATAACATGGAAGACGAGAAATCTCGCTTTAAAGGCTTTAAAGATTATGAAATTCAACGTATGCATAGAGACTTAGCATGGTGGCAGGAAGGTAGTAAGTTAGATCCAATGTATGTAGACAACTGTAAAGCAGACTTTTATCGCTTTTTTAACGAGCACGACAACCGTCGTGGTACTAATTTTATAAAAACATTCCCAGAGATGATAGACTGGTGGGAAGAGTGCAAGAGGTTGTCACATGGGTAGGAGTGATACGTATTGTGTTAAAGCATTTAGTCATTTACATATAGATCAATACAATGATATACGCCCTTGCTGTTGGGCAAAACCTGTAGAGAAATATGATAATACATTTAATTGGTACCGTAATGAACAATTGACTAACGTGCGTCATGCTATGTCATATGGAGATAAACCTGACGCTTGTAGTTATTGCTGGGACTTGGAAGAAAAGAATAGAGTAAGTCCTCGTCAACATGCTAATACTGACGGCAATGTTCTCGCCAATGGCGAAATAAAATTAGTATCATACGACTTACGCAATGATGACACTTGTAATTTAAGTTGTCGTATGTGTAATCCTATTAATAGTACTACTAAACAAAAAGAATGGGTAGCATTGGCGCGAGACTATATCAAATCTCCCTCAATTGCTACATTAGATATTATTAATATAGATACAATAGAGCATTTATATATGGCAGGAGGAGAACCATTTTTAAATCCTGAACTAGAAGGCTTATTAGATAAATGCATACAACAAGATCAATTAGATGTCAAGTTACAATTTAATACTAATTGCTCTACCAACAGTAAAAACTTAATAGATAAATTAAAATTATTTAATAACATACACATTATTGCTAGTTGTGATGGATATGATGAAGTATATGAACATATACGATACCCTAATAAGTGGGAAAAATTTATTAAAAACCTGGAAATATATAAGGGATTTAGTAAATCAATATGTTTTAATATAACTGTAATGAACTATAATGTAAGTAATTTACATTTATTAGTAGAATGGATAGAAGAAAATTATAGCGATAGTGTTATTTTATTAAATATTTTGGAAGATCCTAAAATATATTACTTTACTAATTTTCCATTTAAAGATGATGCACTAGTAAACATGCATAAAATAAAAAATACTAATGCGTATAAAGATATTACATTTAAGAAACATGTAGATTATATTATAAAAAGTTTAATAGAATACAAGTTTGACAAAAAAATATACGATGAATTCTTATTACAAGATAGCATTTTAAACAAACATCGTAATATAACAGGTATATTATGAAAACACACGCAACAACATATGAACAAGGCACTGATCCTATAATAGATCAGATAGTAAACAACTTACGACATGTATATGATCCTGAAATAAACATCAATATATACGACTTAGGTTTAATATATGATATAGATATTACAGAGGATTTAAACTTAACAGTAACAATGACGTTAACATCGGCGTTTTGCCCTGTTGGCGACATGTTATATCAACAAGTAAATGAAGCATGTGAGGTTGGTAGTCTTAATAACATTAAAGTAGATATGACGTTTGACCCACCTTGGGGTCCTATGATGATACCAGAACATGCTAAACTAGAGATGGGAATACTATGACGTTAAGAACGCCAGGAAGGGAAACAGATTTAGACATTAAGCGATGGCTTAACGACACAGTAAGTCCATCCTTCTGCATGGCTAAATGGCGCAATGCTACTATATGGTTAGGCAGTGGTATGACTACCAGTTGCCACCATCCGCCTGCACATAAGATAGACATTAAAGAACTAGCATCAAACCCTGCCGCTATACACAACACACAGCAAAAGAAGCAGGATAGAACACAAATGCTTGCGGGCGAACGTCCACCAGGCTGTGAGTATTGCTGGAAGATAGAAGACATTGGACCCGATGCTATCTCCGATCGTGTCCACAAGTCTGTTATATACGACGAAGAGGATGTACATTATGTTAAACATGAAGAACCTACAGAGAATTTTGCTTTACGTACACTTGAAATTGCCTTTGATAGGACTTGTAATTTTAGTTGCTCTTATTGCAATCCCGCCTTTAGTAGTACTTGGGTTAAAGATATAAAGAACAACGGTGAGTATACACAGTTAAAGTCAGATGGACGTAACCATTTTACACACGAACACAACGAAGCACAGTTGTATAAGCACGATGAGGTTAACCCATACGTAGAAGCCTTTTGGAAATGGTGGGAGTTAGAGCTACACGACACGTTAGACGAACTACGCATTACTGGTGGTGAACCTATGATGGCAGGCGAGATATGGAAGTTGTTCGATTGGTTTAAAACAACGGATAAGAAGTCCGACATGCGGCTCGCTATTAACTCTAACTTAGGTGCTAAAGACGATCTTATAGATCGCTTTATAGAGAACGCACAACATGTTCCGCATTTACACCTATATACATCTTGTGAAGCATTTGGCGCACAAGCAGAGTATATTAGAGACGGGTTAGAGTGGGATACTTGGGTTAATAACTGCCATCGTGTGTGTAGAGACGGTAACTTAGAAGGCTTTCATATGATGTGTACTGTTAACAGTTTATGCTTAGACTCGTTGCCTAAGTTCTTAGACCATGTAATGAGCTTTAAAGATGTATACGGCAAGGACTTTCCTACGTTTACTTTAAACATATTAAGGTTTCCATCATTCCAATCACCGTTAGTGCTACCGCGACCCATACTACAATCATACAGAGACGACTTAGCGTATTGGCTCGTGTTAAACGAAAAGCAACTACATGAGATGGAACGCAACCACATACTGCGTCTATTAGACTACTTAAACGTTGTAGAGAAACCACACAGTGATACGTTCGAACCAGCTGCATTAAAGAACGACTTCTATCACTTCTATAAGCAATACGACGAGCGTAGAGGTAAGAACTTTACAGATACTTTCCCTAACTTAAAACTATGGTATGAGGCATTACCCCATGACTAAATTTACATTTGCACAAGCAGAAGAAGGGTTCGATGAACATATCGACCAATCTATTCGTGGGTATTCTAATCTTTGGAGTGACATTCTAAAGTTTTCAGAATACTTTGTAGAAGATGGTTGCACAGTAGTTGACATCGGTTGCTCAACAGGAAAACTTTTGAAGGCGATGAAATTACAGAATAATAAGTTTGCACCCGAGGTAGAGTATAAGGGTATTGAAATTGAGAAAGATTTTTTCTCAGAATTAATAGATGAAAAAAATCTAAAGTTTTATAAAACAGATGTTAGGTCTTTTGAGTGGACAGCGGAAGCAGAGAATAACTGTTTCACCACATCAATATTTTCATTACAATTTGTACCAAAAAGAAATAGACAGGTTATTATTGAACATGTTTATGACTCACTAGTGAAGGGTGGGGCATTTATATTTGCTGAAAAGATTTATAGTGAACACGCACAGTTACAAGAAATGATGCAGTTTTGTTATTACGATTATAAACGTCAGTTTTATAGTGCAGAGGAATTGTTAGATAAGGAACAAACTCTACGACATATGATGGAACCTTTAACTATAGACGAATTAGATGAAATGTGCAGGCTTGCGGGTTTTGAAATAGTCGAAACATTTTGGCAAAATTTTAATTTTGTAGGTATGCTCTGTATTAAAGAAGCAGATGGATAAAGGTTACCTTAACAAAGATACACCGTTTAACACTACTACACTGTTATTGGATCGTAATAAACAATCGTTGCCTATAGACTTCTTTACTATAGAGGAGCATGATTTACTCACTAATAGTAATAACTTCTGTATGCTACCGTGGGTCCATATACACGGATGGTCCGATGGTAATGCTTACCCGTGCTGTATGTCCGACCCTGATGAGCCTATAGGTAATCTACGCGACAATACATTGGAAGAGGTATGGAATAATAAGGCCTATAGGACTATGCGACTCAATATGCTTAACGATAGACCCAGTAAGGAATGCGTTAAGTGTTATGAGAAGGAACGCAATGGCTTCTATAGTCTCCGTAATGAGAGTAATAGAAACTTTGCATATAGTATAAAGGATATCACCACCACTCCTGATGGTAGCTCTACTGTTAATCCAATCTATTGGGACGTTCGCTTTACCAATCTATGTAACTTTAAATGCCGTATGTGTGGGCCAGCGTTTAGTTCTAATTGGGTAAACGAGTATAATGCTATGTATGGCGGCGACTCATTAAAGATTGATTACACTCGTGGCAATAAACAACTTAACTGGGACATGGTCGCTCCTTATATAGACAACTTACATAAGATATACTGGGCCGGTGGTGAACCTTTAATGATGGAAGAGCATTGGCGTATAATGGATGAGTTAGTTAAACGCGAAATGTTTGATGTTCAGTTAGTATATAACACAAATTTCTCTGAAGTCAAGTATAAAGGACGCTCTGTATTCGATATGTGGAAGTTATTCAATGACGTTAGCATAGGCGCATCATTAGACGGTATGGGTGATAGAGCAGAGTATATACGTAAGGGAACGGTATGGGATACTATACTAAAGAACCGTTACGACATGCTTGACGTGTGCCCTGACGTAGACTTTTTTCCCAGTGCCACATTACAAGTATTAAACGCATACCACCTACCAGACTTCCATAACGATTGGGTAGAGCGTGGCCTTATAGGCGTATACGACTTTCATGTTAACATATTACAAGGTCCGGATTATTATAGACTCAGTATACTACCAGAGAATATGAAGGCAGAAGTTAAATCACTATACGAAGAACACATAAGTAGTATAGCAGACGCTGACGATATTAAACGAGCTACTAATGGCTTTGAGAGTGCAATCAATTTTATGTATAGTGAAGATAGAACGGACCTTATACCAAAGTTTCAAGACGAAATAAACAAGTATGATAGGTTCCGTAATGAGAATTTCCATAGAGTATTCCCAGAGTTAAAAGGATTATGGAAAAACTATGGACTATAATGATAAGCGGCCGTTAAAGGTTAAGTTAGAAGATTTACCAATATATGACCAATTGGTATTAACAGAGAATCCAACCTTTTGTATGTACCCATGGACGCATATACACGCCTACCCTGACAGTACTGTTCACCTATGCTGTATGAGTGATATGGATATGCCACTCGGTAATCTAAACGACAATACTCTAGAAGAGATTTGGCATAGTGAGCGCATGGTGGAGATACGTAATAGAATGGTTAACGGTAATGCATTGCAAGAGTGTACTAAGTGTTATGAACAAGATAAGAATGGCTTTATGAGTGGCCGGGTATCAGCGAATAAACATTTCGGACACCATATAGCAAAGGCTCGCAGTATGGATCCAGAGTTTGAGATAGTATACTGGGATGTTCGGTTTAGTAACCTATGTAACTTCCGTTGCAGAACATGTGGGCCATTGTTTAGTTCCAATTGGTACCAAGACTATGAAGCATTGCATGGTAGTAAGCCAGATCATCCTAAAGTAATACATTGTAGTGATGATAAGAACTTCTATAATGAAGCTAAACGCCATATACCATACGTAGAACAGATATACTTTGCTGGTGGCGAACCCTTAATGATGGTTGAGCACTGGAATATAATTGAAGAACTAATAAAGCAAGAGCGTTTCGATGTTAAGTTAATTTATAATACTAACTTCAGCGAGTTAAAATTTAAACAACACAATGTATTAGACATGTGGAAATTATTTGATAGTGTTAGCATAGGCGCATCATTAGATGGTATGGGTGATCGTGGGGAATATATACGAAAGGAAACTGATTGGGAACAAACGGAACGTAATAGAGAAGAGATGTTACGCATTTGTCCTAACGTTGACTTCTATATTAGTTGTACATTAAGCATTCTAAACAGTTTACATATGCCAGACTTTCACCGTAATTGGATTAACAAAGGATTTATAAAGGCTCAAGACTTTAATATTAATATACTAATGAATCCGCCACACTATCGTATAGATAATTTACCTGAGAGTTATAAAGAACTAGTTATAGAAAAGTATCAGGCGCATATAGACTATATCTCTCCATTAGATTCATTACAACGTGCAACCAACGGTTACCAAAGTGCTATTAACTTTATAAAACAACCAAGTAATAGTGCATTGTTAGATGAGTTTAAACGATTAACTACACAATTAGATGGCATACGTAGCGAAAATTTTAAAGAAACATTCCCGGAGTTTGATTGGTGAACGAACAAGAATTAAGAGAAGCAAATAAACGTATACAACGTAATGCTCCTATATTTAAAGAGATACAAACGTTATGTTATTTGCCTTTTATGCATATAGAAGCAGCTACGACTGGTGAATGTAAACAGTGTTGTATGGCCACTGGTGCTATACTGCGTGATTATTCTGAAATTGCGCCAGAGAGGTTATCAGAATTATTAGATGATATTGATAGTGATGGTACGCAAGACTGGTTACCAGGTGAAAAGAGTGAAGCATTATTAAAATTAAAAGACCTGATGCAATTAGATAATCTCATGGACTTATCAGATGTATCTATGTTATACAATGTTAAGTTAGTAAAACACAACGTTGAACGCGAGTTTAATATACCATTATTACGGGTTGGTGAAAAAGATATCGGCCATTGGAATCTAGAAGATAATACTATTACAGATGCATTCCTAGGAAAATTTATGCATAAATTACGAGATGAATTTCGTAATGGAAAGAAACCTACAAATTGTAGTCGGTGTTGGGATGAAGAAGATGCTGGTATTAATAGTAAAAGAATTAGTTTTGCTGAGCATTTTAGTGGAGATGATACAATACCTGATACATTATTCACTGACCCAGTTACTGAGAAAAATATACAGTATGTAGATTTAAAATTAGGCAATGTATGTAATTTAAAATGCCGTATATGTAATAGCATGAGTAGTAGTAAATGGGCACAAGAGGATATAGATTCATTAATAATTTTTGACGGTATATCTAAAGCTAAAACTAAAACAATGGCTCCGTATAGACGATTAAAATCAGGCAATTGGCCTAACGAGAATAAAAACTTTTGGAACGATATATCAGAAAATGTATTGCCAAACCTCAAGTACTTAGAATTTACTGGGGGAGAACCTTTATTAATACAAGAACAGTTTAAGTTAATACAACAAATAGTTGATGATGGCTTGGCTAAAAACATACATCTTAGTTATAATACGAATGGAACACAATTGCCTATACATGCTATAGAGAACCTTTGGCCACAGTTTAACTCAGTTAGACTATCATTTAGCATTGATGATGTAGGCAAACGTTATGAATATCAACGATACGGTGCTAACTGGGATGATGTACATAACAATATAACTTATATGTTAAACAATAAATCAGACAATGTATACATGGAAGTTACTACTACAGTAAACATATTAAATATTATGAACTTACCAGACATACATCGTTGGTTAAGAACACTCCCAAACTTTATGGAAGCTCCTGAGATTAGTAATCTCAAGTCGTATTGGTATATAAACTTATTACATTCCCCAGAATATTTAAATATAAGTTTGTTACCAGACAGAGCTAAGGCAAGCATAGAACATAGTTTAACTAACTACAATTGGCTTTTACCATCACACACGACAGGATACGGTTTACAAGATGCATTTAACCATAATATATTAAATGTTGTTGAGTATATGAATTCAAATGTGATAATTGACCCGGATGCGAGTCACAATATAGATCTCACGGTTCTTCGCGCGAAAGCGCGGCGTAAAATATATAAACACGATTACTTAAGAAAAGAAAACTTACAAGACATTGACCCATGGTTAGCGTCAGTACTACAATACGATTATAAAGAAATGGCTCAATTATGGCTACCAAAGACGACTTAGGACGTATACGTAATCCAGCATTTAAAGCTATACCCACTCTATGCTACTTACCGTTTATACACTTAGAGGCATCCGCTATAGGAGATGTTAAGCCATGTTGTATGACTGAAGGTCCAGTATTAGACGATAATAACAAACCATATAACTTATCTACATGTACTTTAAAGGATGCGTTTAATAGTACACATATGAAACAAATGCGGAAAGACTTCCTAGACAGTAAAAAGCCTACTAACTGTAAAAAATGCTGGGACGAAGAAGATACTGGCATTACTAGTAAGAGATTAGTATGGGCAGAACAGTTCTCACAAAAGTATCCTGAGTTAGATTATGTGTTTACTAATGAGGTAACTGATAAAAATTTAGTTTATTTGGACTTAAAGTTAGGTACAATATGTAACTTAAAGTGTCGCATATGCGGTCCTATGAGTAGTAGTAAGTGGGCCCAGGATGAAATGGACATTGCAGTTAAGTTCGAAGGGGTACAAAAGAAAGATATTAAAGACTTACAAGCATATAAGTGGCAAAAGGATGGACAGTGGCCACGTACAAACGATGCGTTCTGGAGTAACTTAGAAGATATATTACCCAACGTAGTACACCTAGAGTTTACTGGAGGCGAACCTTGGCTTATTAATGAACACTTCGAAGTATTAGAGAAAGCAGTTAAGGATGGATATGCTAAGAACATATATGTACACTACAATACTAATGGAACACAGTTACCTATACACGCATTAGAGAACATATGGCCACACTTTAAAGGTGTTAAAGCATCCTTTAGTATAGACGATACAGAGAAAAAGTTTGAATACCAACGTTATGGTGCTAATTGGGATGAGGTTAACTATAATATAAACTATATATGCAATAATAAACTACCCAACATGACGACAGAAATATGCACTACCATTAACTTGTTTAACATAAACAGTTTAATTAAGTTACAGGAATGGGTACGTCATATAGAAAACTTGGATACATGGTACTTAAACTTAATGCATCAACCCGGACACTTTAACATTAGTATACTACCCGACGATGCTAAGGATGAGATAGCATACGGCTTATTACATTGGAACTGGAATGCTGTGGACCGCTTAACGGCGTTTAAACTACGAGACGAGTTCCTTACACAGATTAAGAGCATTGTGGACTACATGTATACGCATAAGGTAGACGACCCAGAACACGATAAGAGCTACCTATTGGATCAAATCTTTAAGGTTGACTGGATGCGACGCGAAAAATTACATGACGTTGACCCACGTTTAGCGGAACTTATTGGTTACAATTATAGATTATTAAAGAGGAAATTCCGTGCTTAATAACCCGTTATTCGGAAAAAATACGCCCACAGTAGGTAAGAAAACTCCACTACATAAGAATGTACATAGTACTATAGCACATAATATAAAGAATAGACCACAACGTGCATTAGAACCATTAGACTTTAAATGCTATAACCCACAACTTTCCTTAACGATAGACTTACGTGGCTATTGCTATGTATGCCAATGCGCGGCTTTTTTACCGTACCCTGTTGGACATATAACTGACTTTAATAAATTAGAAGATATATGGACTAACGATGTGGCGCGAAAATTACAAGCCAGTACTGAGAAAGGTAGTACGTTTAAGTTTTGCAGTATAGGAGATTGCGGCCCAGTAAAGGAAGAAGATGTATGGTTTATATATGATGATAATGGTAAAATAGTAGATGGACCTGAGCTTGGCCGTGAAGGAATAGGACGCACTAAGATATGGCAACCAAACGATTACAAATACATATATTGGATTAACCTTGCTATAGATGCTAGTTGCAACTTACAATGCCCTAGCTGTAGAATAGGTATCATACATGTTAATAAAGGTACAGTATACGAAGAACGCCATGCATGGAATAACCATTTTTTAGAGCTATTAAGTAACTTTGAACAACCTGCCATGATAGAAATAG